AGGACCTAAGTAAGACTCAACTGGTTTAGCAGTATACTCTGCTGTTTGTATGGCTTCTTTGGTAGCTAATTTAATTTGAGGAAAAGGCTTTGCATTTAGTTTAAAGTTATCAGGAAATTCTCTTACTAAATCAAATAAGATTTTATCAACTACAAGTTTAATATTCCTATCCATATCTGTGTATGAATAAGAAGTTATACCCAATTCTGCTGCTAATTCTGGGGTATATGTTTCAAAATTTGAAAAAGCCTCAGAGCTTGTAGCTAGAGAGTAATAAATCAGATCTGGGATATAAGATTCATATAATTCTGTTAGGGTATCACTAGTAGTAACATTCAAAACCCCCGTTGAAAACAGAGTATCTAGTAAATACTGAATGGATCCTTTAGTTCCTTTTTGCTTATATAACTTAACAGCATTTCTAAGCTGTACTCTCCACTTATCAATATCGGCCCCAATAAATCTCCACCCAATTAATTCTGCTAGTAACTCTAAAAATTCATCAGGACATCTTCCTATGTCATATAAAACCCCTATTTCATTTTGCTCTGTCAATCTATCACTTATACAGAAAGACATAGCTTCCAAAAAGCGAGTGAGAGGACCAGCTTCCTCAGTTGTAGTTATTAAAGACCCATCCTTAGCGGTAGTAGAAGTACCAAAATAAGTAGAAAAAGAATCCTCTACTAATTTATCAGGACTATTAAGGAAATGAGGAGAGTACACAACAGTATTAAGGGTTTTAAGTCTATCTAATAACTGTGTTCCACTAGTATAGGGTGCTGCACTTATACCTAAGGAAGACGCATAGTGAGGGGGTACAACCTTATCTTTCAAAGAAAAGGCTCCTTCATTTCTCCAAAGATGTTCTTGATAAATATTAATAGTATCTTCTAATACAATGGATCTTCCTTTCCATAGGGTATCAGTAATTAACGTAGCCAAAGCAGAAGAAGGGTCAAACCCTCCTGCTGGGCCTGACCTATTTAGGAAGTACAGCCATCCAAGATTGTTAGCTAAGTACTTATATGTTCCTGAAGAATCGTTGGAGAAAGCACTAGCAGTTAAAGTTGCTAAATTTTCAGTAGCATGGTGCCCAGTAGCTAGAGCAGGAATGGAGGGTAAAAAAGTTCCACTAACATAATCTATAAAACTTGCACTAGTTTTATAATTAGAAAAACTTTGATTTAAGGGATACAAGATGTTTCTTTGGAAATCATCAGGTGATATCTGAGCAGGCGTATTCCGTTTTATAAAATATTTAGAAAATCCTTCGGGAGTATTAATGGAAGATAAATAAGTATCATATACTAATGCAGAGACTGGAAAAATCGTAGCCTGATTCTTATTAGCAAGGATATGAGAGTTAATTAATTGATTAGGATAAGAAACCTGAACTCCACTAACTTGCTGTTCATCGTTAAAATAAAACTTAGGGATTATCTGCCTAATAGCATCTAAGTAATTTCTTTTAAAGTATGTCTGTTCTCCCTTTACACCCTGAAGATTATCCTTTGCAGAAATAACAGCAGTAGTCTCCACGACAACTTTATCGAGACTATCAAACTTAGATGTTTTTACATATCTTCTTGACATTAAACTAAAACAGTATTAATAGTAAAATTATTCAATTGAATAATCTCATGAAAATCAACGATGACAGTTCCTGGGAAGTTGTCAACGGTAGAATACCTTACATTAGGTAACTTAAAAATTTCTCTACTTAGTTCCTCTGGAATAAAAGCTTGTCCAAAATCCGTATTATCTATATTAAAATAGTTTAAGATAACATTAGCTACTTCTTGTTCAATTGAAGTTTGCTTGTTCTCCAACTCCTTGTCAATACGAATAGTAACTACTAGATCTAAGGTTCTAATTAAACCGTCTACAACTGCTACTTCATCAGTAAGCATTTTCTTGGGTTCAATCTCTTCCAGTAATTGCTGTTTAAAAACTGACGAGGCTTTCTGTAGAACCAAATCACTAGCTTTTTCTAAAACATACATGTCAATTACATTAGCTGATGAAAAAGCCTCTCTAACAGCAGCAGTTGTCTTGCCTATTGTGCCTTGTTTACTTCTAAATGTATTTCCTATAGAAATAAAGTCTTCAAGAGTAACTACTCTATCTTGTCTCTTAAAAGTATAAGGAGCATATTTCTTAGCATGTTCAGCAGTTTCAGCATTGGCTCCTCCAGTTGCAGCGGATATATTTTCAGTTGTAAAAGAAATTAATGGGCTACCTGTGTTGCTACTAATTCCTTGGGTAGTAACATTAATAAAATTAGGATTAACATTTCCTCTGCTTCCTCCCCCTATTCTATAAGCAACTGTAAACTCAGAACCCGCAGGAGGAGAAGCACCCAAAACATTATCTCCAAAAATAACCGTGGCAGCATAATTATTATCATAAGTTACTTGAAAAATTCTATCCGTAGCTCCAGAAGAGGAATACAGTCTGTCTACTTGGCTGTATGCTCCATAAGCATCATCGTTAGGATTACCAGTATCAACAAATACTTGAACACTTCCATCAATAATGGGTGACTCAGTTAAACTAATTCTTTTATTTCCCTCTAAAGTATCAAAAGTTCCCTGTTGAAGACTTAGCTGACCTTCTAATATTGCTACATTTTCAAAAACTGAGCTAGCTCCCCCCACTCCCCCGTTAGTAGCTTCAGACCCCTCAAGTTGAAAAGATGCATTTATTCCCTGCAAGCTCTCAATAGTATTATTAGAAAGCTTATAAAGAGTATAGTTGACAGGTGCGCCATCTTCTTTAGATTTTATAGAAAAAACTCTATTATTCCCCGCATATGTAATAGGAAAATCTGCAACCACTGGTGTAGTGCCATCAACAGTTAGTTTAACGGAGGCTGCTGCTCCTAGTGGACCTTTCATATCAACCCCAACAAGTTCTAATAACTTCTTAAGATTTGCTCTATCCTTAACTGTGCGTAGATAGTTTTCATTTGCAAGCATATCTCCCTTAAGAGACATCACAGCCCCCATATAAGCGACAACTTCAACAAGCATCATACCTAGGTCTGACTCAGAAAAGTTCTGGTAGTCTAGAGGATATACTGATCTAATATATCCCACTAGTTGCTCCCTTATTGTGTAAAAATCATTTCCAGCATAATCAATAAAGTCTTGTTTCTTCCTATCAGGAAGAGATGTAAGTTTCATAAAATCTGTGTTTGCTGTTCCTGAGAATACCATTATCCTATATTAACCTCTGTGTCAAAAATATCTAGCGATCCGTCCAATAACTGAAGCGTTAGCTTAATAATAATTTTACTTGCTTCAGTGTCACTATTGGCTGCGAAAACACCTAAATTAACTATATTAACCATACTAAAATATTTAGATACTGTTTTAAGAATTTCAGTTCTAATAAGAAAAAAAGTTATCTCATCCAAAGGTTCAAAAATAAACTTTTTAATAGATACCCCATAATCAGGTAACATTACTCTTTCACCCCTCTCACATAGCAAAAGTTGACGAAGATTATTCCTAATAAGGGACACACCATAACTTGGACTAAAGTAACTTTGTTGGCTATAATTTTCTTGTAATGCTCCTCCTGTAACCGTATCAAAATTACCTACTAAAGGATATACAAAACCAGCCAATCTTTTATATTTAGATTGAACGGCCCTTTTTACTGGGATAGAAACGGTAGTCCCAAAAGTATTATGAGTGGTTGTAGTAGCCATTACATTCTAATATTTTCAAAAAATCCTTGTTGAGCTTCATAATTCTTACGAATATCGTAAATTGCTAAAGCCTTATTATATAGTTTTAAACTACCTAGGAAGCCATACAAGCCACTTTTTTTGCCTCCCCATTTACCCCCCATAAAGTTCATCCCCTCATTACTATCCGTTATGTGAAAAGGCATACCTCTAGTATGCATCCCATCCGTATACCCCCCACCAATAACCCAGGGAGTTGTAGTAATTCCAATGCCTGCTCCCTCAGATTTAGGACCATCCCAATACCAAAAATCTGTCTGTCCTAGTGAATTAGGTGGGAAGGCTGGGCCGTTAACAGGGAAAGTTTCATTAGATGGGTAATTACTCTCGGAATATTGTTTATCATAATTAAAAGAGCTTGCATCAGTAATAGTAGGGATTCTAGGTGGTCCTTCTTCACCAAAAGTAGATCGTATTGATTGGGACTTCAGAATATTGCCATTTAAATAAATACTAACCAAATCTAAGCCGTAATCTATAGTTATAGTAATAAGCTTAAATCCACTACTACAATCATTAATTTTATCACCCGTACTCGTAGAAGAGGAGGTATCTACTGCTAGTCCATAAAAGCCACTAGGGGCTTCTAAACCATCCACACACCAAGCTGTATCAGCAGAAGCAGCTAAGAAAGTAACCCCAGAAGTATTAACAGACTGTGTTGGGCTCATATGAAAGACTAAACCGTCAGTTAGAAGATTATCAGAAGGATTATTACTAGGAGCAGATCCTCTGGATAGCCTCCTGTCTCTACTAAATCCCATAATCATCCCTTTAACCACATCAGAACCACTTTTAGGACCAATAATCCATTCTTCATTAGGAGAAGTATTAGTTCCTCCTCTATTTTCATTTCCCATAACAACGCGATTAAGGGAAGATAAAGAATTATCAGCATTCCAACCAGGGCCAGTAGAATCCCCTAAATCGGGGATATGAGTCCAAAACTCAAAAGTCGCTCCTTCAGTACTATAAAGAAGGCTATCAACTTCGTCCCATCCTTGTTGAAGTTTAGCATATCCGTAAGGTCTAAAAGCAGAATAAAGTTGCTCATTAGTGGCAGCAATATGTGGAGCCTTTGAATTGCCATCACCATCCACCCCAGAGAACATATTACAAACCCCTCTAAAATATGGAAGACCTACACCAGAAGGAAACATAGAATCAATAGAAGAAGCTACAATTTGAGCGGGTTTATCACTAGCAGAACTTGTATTACAGTTAATTACAAAATACTTACCAGAATCAGGAGAAACAATATCAGCATCTAAGAAATTATAAATACTAACTAACTTCTCTGTAGTAATTAAGGAATTCAAGGAAAGAACTGGTCCACTGGTTCCATAAAAAGAGGGATCAGAGCTAATAATACTCCCTACCCCTACTGGGGCTACAATTATTTCATCAGCCGTAAAAGAATCCTGAGGTATTTCACTCTTAATAAAGGTGGGACAAAGGGGAAGAACTACGCCAGAGCAGTCACCAGGATAAAACAGCAGTTGTTCCTGTTTGTCTTTTTCAATAGCTAACTTAGCAGCATCTAATCCTTGAAAATCATTAATAGGGATCTGCCCCATAATAGCGGGTTTATCATGTGGGGCCAAAACTACATGCACTTCAATTTGCTTTTTACGTCTATCAATCTTTGAATCATGATCCGAAATCATAGAATATAAAACTTGTCTTTGGTTTGATAATAAGGCACTATCTTCTGTAAACCCACTAGCCTGTAGATCCCCAACATAAGAAGACACATCATAAATCTGTCTATTTCTTTGATCTATTAATACTTGTAAGAAATGATCATCCTTATAGTAAGCTTGTATCTCTGGGCTCTCATTAATAGCGTTAATATCAAAGACAGTTCCTGCCCATTTATTAAACGTAGCCCAAGTAACAATTTCCCCCTTACCTCCAATGTTAGGATTATATTCCTTCATCCACTTCATCATATTAGGAGGTACTCCAACTTCTGGGCGCGGAACCCCTTCAGAATCATAATAAATAGCACTTACAATATTAGTAATACAACCATCATATTCTAAACCACCCCCATATGAATCATAATAAATACCTGTTCTAGAAAAAAGATACTGACCTTTTTTAGAAACTGGTGGTTCCATATTATGACAATATATAACATCCGTAAAGGGGTTAAAATCATCGTCACCTAGTAAAATAGGACCGTCTGGGCCAGCCACTGCGTCACAAAAATTAAGAGTTGATCCAAATCCAGACACAGATTGCTCAAGAGTTACACCATCTCCTATATCTAAATTTCCCCAAAAACAAGGCTCTGGGTTATTTTCTGGGTCGGTCAACCTAGCGTGCCTAATATCGTTAATATTTTGTAGTTGAGTCCTGCACTGATCAATAAAATCTGTTGTTGATTTTAAAGAAGCCATTTCTGTCTCAAATTCTTGACTTGCAACAAGATCAGCAGGAGGGGGGCTAAAACTATTTCCATCTTTATCCGTAAATCCAACAAATTTATCTGCTAAAGCGGAAGGCCCCTTTCCAAGAGCCATAAAAGCCATTGCCTGATCTATACAGCCCTTAATAACATCATACTGACCTTTAAGATTGTTTCCCATAACTACTGCTTGAGCCCCCAGACCCATAACAAAAGAAAAAGCACCCATGACTCCTAATCCTTCAGCGGAATCCTCTTCATTTCCCTTAGTAGAAGATTCAGATGTAAATACAAAACGTCCTAAATTCGTATCGTAACCAACCTTTCCAAGTGTAAGATTCATACTTTGAATAGCATTTTTTGCAACAGTATCAGCAGCGGCCAATCCATTGGCTATATCACCACCAAAAAAATCAAGTACAGGTGTGGGAAGAGCAGCAAGTACATCTTTGCCAAAATCTAACAAACAACTAGGAACGCCAAACTTTGTTTGTATAACATCTAATATGGGTGTAGGAGAAGTATTAAGAATACCCGCTGCTTTCGCATAATCAAATATAGCCATAATTATAATTCCGGTGGTGGGTGAAGTGTATCATCATTAATAGGATCATTAATACGAACCTCATCTCCATCAATATATACGTTTCCTGGCTCCATGCCATTAACTTCTCCTGCATTAATATCTATCCTAGGTGCATTAATTTCTACTTCTGTTTTACTTTGTAAGGTTATTTTTCCATCAGCTACTATATCTACAGATCCTCCCGTATCAATAATAACTTTAGACAGAACCCCTGGTGCGTGTATATGGATCACAGAGTCTACTTCTAGGGCACTTAACGAAATATTATTATATTTAGATACAAGCTTAATACACCCAGTAGTCTCATTCCCAAACTTGTTCTTTCTTCTTTTTTTGTAACCACCTTTCTTAGGTCCACCGTTTTCCGCTTTATTTATACCCCAATACTTGATTTCAGAATCTGGATTTGAGCTAGTAAATCCATTAATCCCATCCCCATAAGATAATCTAGCTGTGGACTTATTTTTTATTTCAAAATTAAAACCATCTTCAACCCACATGGCATAATTATTATGTAAGGTATACATATTCACAGGCCCATGAGTTCTCATATGGTATTCGCCCTCAGAATAAGGACTTTCTGGGCTAGATTCGGAACACCAAATAAAATAGTCTTTACCTAAATGCTCAGTACTCATAACGATACCGTTTACAATCCCACTATCTACTAACTCAAATTTTTTCCCTGATCCACTGTACATTCCCGTTCGATAATCCTGAAAGGGGACAGAAGACTTATTAGAAGAAGCTCGATTAGAAATTTGAAATGCATCCCCTCGGTAATTGGTTAGACCCATTTGTTCAGGTAGTACACCTTTTCCCATGTACATATCCTTAAACTTATCAGGCCAGACGCTTAAATCTCCCTTTGGTTTAGCGGACTTTCCAGAGGGGACAGGGGGTCCAGCTAATCCAGGTTTATCGTGAGGGATGTAAGGCGCAGGAGATTCTCCTGAGGATTCCTTTTCAGGAGAATCATCCTCAGGAGGTAGAGCATTATCAAAGCCAGGAATATCCCCCATTACAGACCCAACATAATAATATCCTCGCATAATATCATTTTGTTTAGATATATCATCCTCAAAAAGACACAGAACTTGTGACCCTACTGGGGGAATAGCTATAAAAGCTTGTTCACTATTCCCCATAGGAGATACATAACGCACGGTCTCTAATAGAACATTAATTCCATCAGTACTCCCAAAAGATACTAAAAACTTCCCTGTTTGAGAGATATCAGCATTATTTATAACCGTTCCTATATTAGCTCTTAACATAATTTAATCACCTAATTGTGTTTTAAAAAGTCCTTTGATCTATTACTGGTCTTCCCTCAACCCATCTTTTAGTCTGTCCTTGGTCCAGTTTCAAACTAGCGGGAAGTAAAATTCTACTGCTTTGAACTGGACCCTGATTCACGAAAGCTCTTCCTGCCATATTATCTGGTCCTCTAGTTAAAAGGAATTCTGACATTACTGAATTTTTAGTAATAGTATGAATAAACCCCAGCATATTATAGATGCCACTAAACCAAGTATAGTCAGGGAGTTCCGCATTTACTCCAGCAAATGGAGATTCCCTACAGAAAACTGCACATCCTCTATTCATAGAAGAATATTGACTGCTTAAATGAAACATAGGAATGCTCTTAACTTTTCCTACTAATGACATTTGACTAAGCTTTTGTGTTAACTCATTCCTATATGCCATAGCTCTTATTTCAGGTTCTTTACCTGTTACAGGTCTAGTATTGTCTTTT